GACAAGATACCCGTCGACGAATTCCGGGCGACGCTTGGGAACATTATCGCCTTCGAAGAAATGCGGTTCACGCGGGCCTTAGACAAGCACCCCGACGTCGACCAAATCGCCATGTACGAATGCCCCCGGTGCGGTGAATCATACCGGCGGTCGGTCGACCCCGATACTGAACCCGTCGTCGATTCGTGTAACGGTCAAATTCGGATCGAACCACAAGTAATCGAACCGTGTAACTACACCGGCGCATTAGACGAAGTGCCGGGCAAGTCGTGGGTTGACTTCGGTGACGAATCCGTCGAACGGAAGGCGGCCCATATCGCCCGACTTATACGGATATACGACCAAGTGTCGGGGCCGTCGAAGTTCGAAGTCGAACAAGATACGACGCTACACGGCGACGGCGACGGGGCGATCGACGTCAATATCACGTCGGTCGGGGTCGACCTTGCCGAAGACAAGACCGACGACGGCGAACCCGACGGTGAAAGTAAAGCCGACGACGGGGGCGACGAATGACATATAAGTCAATCACCCAAACGCGCATTCTGTCGATTCGGGAAACAAACGCCGGGGCTTCTAACCTATCGGGTGTATTGACATAATGGTGTACGAAGCCCTTGCGGAAGAAGCCGTTTTCTTGGCCGCCGCGTGTATCGCTATCTTCGGCGTTTATACGTTCGGTGTTTTGCTGTTAATCGTCGGGCTTCGGGCATTCGAACGACGCCCCCGCCGACGGCGTCGACGGTTCTAATCAAGCGACACCGACGGATCGAACGACGGGTCGGAAGCCGCCGGCGACGACTAAGTATCGCCGGCAATAACGGTAAGCAAATGGGTTCTAATGATGACCACTTGTCGACGACAGGGAACGCCGACTTTATCTTCGAAGTATCGCCGGAACCGCGTGTCTTCGATACGGTTCGGCGTGCGATCGTCGACGAATTAGAAGCTGAATACACCCACTTAGTCGGGGCGGAAGTGCGCGAACACGTCCGGGTCGACGTCGTCGATATAGACCCGGCGGAATGGGCCGTCGAAGGCACCTTGAACGGCGGGCACGACGTCGGCTTCGACGTCACGATCGACGCGGATAGCCAAGCGACCGGCGACGTGCTTGAATTCCTTCGTGATTCGATCGACGACCGATACGGGCCGCACGTCGACCCTACCGTCGTCGTGTTCGACCGGGTCGGCCTTCGACCCCGTGCGTGGTTCGTCGACGCGAAGATACCGCCGTCGGTCCCCGGCACGGCCGACGCCGACGCAAACTAACGACCGGCGATCGTTCGGTTCATCACCGACACACTCTTTTGACGGAACCGGCACATCCGGGTATGTCGACCGCGACCACGCCGGACGGGATACCGCTAACCCCGGACGTCCCCGACCGACTTGTGACACCGCCGGGCGTGCCCGGCGATAAGACGATTTGGGTTGGCGACCGCCCGCCCGAATCGGACGAAAACCGCCTTCGGTACGCTATGTTTTCCGGGGGCGACGATTCGCTATCTATGGTTCACAAGGTCATGTCGGCCGGCGACGCCGACGCCGTCTTGTACCTAAACACGAACACCGGGCTTTCGGAAAACTTAGAATACGTTATCGACGTATGCCGGCGCTTCGGTTGGCCGCTTCGGATCGAAACGTCGCCCGTTTCCCTTGTCGAATTGGCTATGAAATTCCAATTCCCCGGTTCGGGCTATCATACAGTCGCATACGCCTACCTGAAAGAACGTCAATTGTCGTCAATCGCGGGCGAATACGGCGGCGTGCCGGAATTTATCACCGGCGTTCGAAAGCACGAATCCGACCGGCGTATGAAGAACGTGCCCGACGAATATCGGTCGGAAGGTAAGGGCGGGCGGTGGGTATGGGTTCAACCGATACGGGATTGGCGCGACGACGATGTTACTGATTACCGGAATAATCACGACCTTCCCCGAAACCCGATCGCGGCGAAGATACACCGGTCGGGGGATTGCTATTGTGGGGCATTTGCCCACCGTGACGAACTTCTAATCGACCTTCGGGCACACGGATTCGACTGTCACGCGACCTATCTTCTTGCCGTCGAAGCCCGCGTTCAAATCTACCGTGGGCGGCTAACGGAATTCGAACGTCGATACCCGGACGAATGGACCGTCGTCGATGATCGCCGCGACGACTATAATCCGAAGCCTATGCGCCTATCAATCGCCCGCGAAATGTTCCCCGACGTCGCCGCCGAAATTGAAGCCATACCCCGCGCCGAAGCCGCCGCCGTCGGGAAGCGTGACGAACGCAATTATTGGGGGCACGCGGAAATGGCAAGCGAAGAACTTCGATCGTTAGTCGCCGAACACGACTTAGGACAAGCCGAATTATGCCAATTTTGTGACGGCGGTGTCGGGTGGGAATAGTGTAATAGCGACACATTTATAATACGGTAGCCACAAGTAAGGGTATGGTGCGAACCACTACCGACGAAGACGAAGCACGGATCGACCCCGACGACGTCGACTTCGACGCCCACGCTATCGCCGCCGCTTGGGAAGCCGCCCCCGACATTCCTGTTTACGTCGCCGTCGCCGTCACGAACGAATTTCACGACCTTGACGTGAAAGCGTTAGAAGGCTACAAGACCGACGGCGACGTCGGCTTTTGGGAAGACCCCGACGACGGCACCCCCGTCGTGCTATTCGAAGAAAAAGCGGTCGGCGTCTGTCCCCGTGAAACGGCGAAGAAGTTCGCCCCTATGTTCGTCGACCTTCCGAACCGTGACGACGATAGGGTCTTGGCCGTGAACCCGGCACAAATCTTCAACTAAGCAAATGAACCGATATACCGCCGCCGCTATCGAAGCGTCGCTTCTAATCGCGTGGGTCGCGGTCTTCGCGGTCGCGGCCGTCGCCGTTTGAACCGTTCGACGTATCACCGACACCTTCTTGCCGGCTTTCGGACAAGTTAGCGAACGCTATGCGAAGCCATTCGCTACCCGACCGAATCCGTGCGGCGGTCGACGCCTTCCGTGACCCGTCACCCGCCGCGACGCTATCGGTGAACGTCCCCGACAACGTGACCGACGACGTCGTCGACCGAATTAGCGCCGACCTTGCCGACGAATTCGAAGACGCCGCCGCAAACCTTCGACACCGGCACCGTTCAACGCGCCCCGACACGCACGAATACGACGGGCCTATCCCGCAAGACGTCGCCGCCGACCTATCCGACCGAATTACCGAATCAATCGACCACATACCCGACGACGCCCTAATCAAATCCCTTCGTATCGACGCCCCGAATCAAACCGTCGTCGAATGGGTCGAAGCCGATCCGGTCGAACCAACAGGGGGCGGCGAATGACGGGCGACGAATCCGTCGACGACATAGTCGACACGGCCGTCGAACGGGCCGACGACGGCCGCGATACTTTCCGCCCGGTATCGGTCGACGATCGCTTTCGAAAGACCGTGCGCGACGACCACGCGCCGAACGCGGCCCTACACGCCGCTATCAAAGCCGCCGCCGAAGACGACGACCGGATTCATTCGGTCAACCTAATGGGGTCGCACGCACCGGGGAACAAGCACAAAGGCGAACCCCGGTATAACGTTCGCGTCGACGTCCGAAACGAAGGTGGGGGGCACCCGGTCTTAGGCGCTACCGTCGTGGGGCGGTTGGTCGACCGGGGCGACGTTCGAATCACCGACGTCGTCGAATGTTCCGGCGGCCATTTAGTCGTCGCTATCCGCCCGATAGAAACGCGGGTCGAACCGATCGACGTCCCATACCGCGACCTTCCCGACGGTGTCGTTCGGGCCGACACGGTTGAAGCCGACGCCGCGTCGACGCTAACGAAGGCGGCGAACGATCCTTCGGTCCCCGATTCGTCAATCCGCCCGGTAGCCCGTTCCCTTGCGACGGTAGTTTACACCGCCGCCCCCGGCCGCTTCGACGACGGTGACACACCGGCCGACGCCGCCCCATCGAAGGCGCACGACCGGCTATGGGAACGTTCCGACGCCGACCGCGACGACTTCGCCCCGTCGTATAACGTCACGGAAGTCGACGGGGAAGCGTTCGAACACGGGCCGATCGAAGACGCCGACCATGCTCGAAAGGTAGCCGACGCGCTTCTTGAAGAATATGCCGGCACGGGGGGCGACGAATGACGGGGGACGTTCGCCGGTCGATTAAGTCGGCGATCCGCGACCACGGCGGGAGCGGTGCCCCCGTCGACGACGTCTTATCGACCGTCGCAAGCGCCCATAGCGAAAGTGAAAGTGTCGACGTGTTCGAACGGATGAAACGGGCGGGCGACGTCTATGTCGTTCCGGGCACCCCCGACCGCGTGAAAGTCACGGATAGATAGCCGTGCCGTCGGAATATCAAACCGCGTCGAAAACCGGCGATTACGATTCGACCCCGAAGAAAATGCTTGCGACGAAGAACGACCTAACGATCGCCGCACTAATCCGGGGTATCCGCGACCCCGAACGGGCGCAAGCGTATATCGACGCGGAAATAGAATTAGCCGACGACGAAGCCCGCGACGTTCGGAAGGAAATAATCGGTGCGTGTAACCGAAAGAAGACCGCGTTAGAAGGCGACGACACCGACGCTAACGACGCCGACGTCGACACGGGCACGGACACCGCCCCGGACAAAGACGACGACACGGCGGCACACAACCGGCACGACGGCGACGATAGTGACGGCGTCCGGCGGGGCGAAACGGTCGCGGTCGACGACGGCGAACCGTACCCGAACGTCGATCGGTTCGAAGACGACGACGCGCTTCAAGCGGCGGTCGAAAACCACGACCACGACGACGTATTCACGACCGCGAAGAAGGGGGGCACCGTGGCCGGGTGCTTCAAGTGCGAATCGCATATCGGCTTCGTCCCGAAGGAACGCGACGACTAACGCCGCGAACGCTTTTTTCGACCGGATTCGTTCGTTCGGCTATGTCGACCGACGAACCGGACCTTCAAGCCGAAGTCGAAAGCGTCGACGACCCCGAAGGGTCGAAGACATACAGTTACGCTTACCTAACGGGGCTTTTCGTTACTGTCGCCGGCGGCTTGGTCGCGGCGGTGTATTTCGGATACGTCACGCCCGACGTCGACGTCGTCGCGTCGGTGTCGATCGGGTGGGTGCTTGAATACGCCGTCGCCGGGTTCGTCGCCCTATTCTTCTTTTGGACGTTCGCACAAGTCGCTAATATTGTCGGTATGGGGTTCATATCCGGCGTCGTCGGCGTCGTCGCACGTATCGCCGACAATTACGAACTGCCGAACCCCGACGGTGACGACGACGAAGACGGCGAAGGCGGTGCGTAATGGGTGGATTGTTCCCGCCGACGCTCCCCGAATGGCATTCGTCGGTCGTCGGATTTGGGTCGGGGTTCGCGTTCGGGGCCGCCGGCGACGATAGCGGCGTCGCTAAGGCGTTCGTGCGGGCCGTGCTTGGCGGCGACGCCGACGGCGGGCACGTCGCCCACGCACACGATGAAGCCGCTTACGCTACCGCGTGCTTCGTCGTCGGGGCGATCGTCGGCCGGGCGTGGTCGCGCCGAAACGCCTAACCTTGAAAGAACGCGATTATACTGTAACTGAATAATGTCGACTTCTATCACGACCGACGACGGCCGGGTCGTTATGCTCCCCGACGGCGTCGACCCCGACGACGTCGACGTCGACGCCCTTACGCAAGACGGCGTCACCGTGAACGACGACGGGTCGATCGACATAGATTGGGCGTTTTGGCGGCCCCAAAGGGAAGCCCGGCAAGCCTTCTATTCCGGCAATCACGACCTTATCGGCTTCGTCGCGGGGTATCGGTCGGGCAAATCGGTGACGGGTGCCCGGACGATAATCGAATCGGCCTTGAACCCCGACTTCGCGCCGGCCCGCTTGCTTTGTATGGGGAAGACATACGCCGAAGCCAAGAAGACGACATACCCCGTCTTGTTTGAAGAACTACCGGGGACGAACTTAGACCCGTTCTTGGGCGACGGCGACCCGACAAATAGCCCGATCGTGCGGAATTGGACGAAGCAAGACGGTATCTTAACCTTGGTAAACGGGAGCGTCATAATCTTAGCGTCGGCGGATAAGCCGAACCGATACGACGGCGGGAAGTTTTCGGGGGCGTGGTTAGACGAAGGCGCTTACTACAAGGAACTAAACGCGGTGCGAAAGACGATCGGCGAACGGTTAGACTATGAACCCGTCGGTCCCCGGTGTATCCTAATCACGACGACGGGGAACGGGTTTAACGACGCTTACGACTTGCTTGAACGGAAAGTCGACCCCGCCGACGACGACGCGCCCTTGGGTATCCGAACGGAATTGGTGACGGCGTCGACGGCAAACAACCCGTTCCTTACCGACGACGATCGGGCGCGAATCCGTCGGGTTCACGGCGGAAGCGGTCGGGAAGGCCAAGCGTTACACGGGTCGTTCGAAGCCGACGAAGGGCGCGTGTATTCGAACTTCCGTCGGCATTCCCACGAAGTGTCGATCGACGACGTCGAACTTACTGATTGGCGGATGTACGGATACGACGCCGGTTGGGAACACGAACGGGTGTGTCTTGAAATAGCGAAGACGGCGTATGGGCAATATATCGTCGTCGACGAATTTTACCGATCGGAAACGCACGTCGAAGACGTATGCGGCGGCCCGAATCACGACACGTATTGGCTAAAGGGCAAGCCGAACGGTCGGATACATAGCGAACACGAACCGGGCGACATTCAGAAAATGCGGCGTGCGGGGTGGAAAGCGGGGAAGGCCGACAAGTCTGTCGACCCCGGAATCACCGAAGTTCGATACCGGCTTCGGGAAGACCACGAAGGGCGGCCGGGATTGCTTGTCGCCAAACGGTGCGAAAACACGGTAATGGAATTCTTAGGGTACACCCAAGACGACGTCGACAAATCGGACGTCGACGACCACGCATTAGACGCCCTAAGATACGCCGTTTACACCGAAAGCCGGCGATCGTCGAACGGATCGTCGGGGTCGTCGTCGCACGTCGACAAAGCCTAATCGGTGTATCACCGACACGTTTTTGTAACGGGCGGGTTGATACGGCGGTATGGATTGGAACCCCGGCGACAAATACACGGCGTATCTTAACCGAATTCAAGACCTACTAACGAACGAACGTCGGACGGTGCGCGACGTGTATTATGCTCTTGAAGCGCGGGGGTTCCCCGACGAACTTGCCGAATACGGCTTCGAATTCGAATACAGATACGTCAAACGCGCCGTCAAAAAGGGTCGTCGGGCGGGATATATCGACCCGTCGCTAATCGTCGACGAATCGCGGGTGACGGCTAACACGCCCCGATCGGGCGACGACCCCCCGTCGTCATACGCCGACCGTATTGCCGAAATGCCCGACCACTACTTCGAAGACCCTTGGGGCGACCAAGACGCGCACGTCGAAGTGTGGTTAGAAAAACAATCGCTTGCGTCTGTCTTCCGGCCGATATGCGACGAATGGAACGGTCGGCTTGAAGCGACGCGGGGGGATTGGTCGGATAGTAAGGTCTTCGAAGCGTCGTCGCGGCTTGTCGACCGACTAAAAGACGGCGACGACGTCCGGGTTCTATACTTCGGCGACTTCAATCCGTCGGGGCTACACGCCCCAGTCGCCGTTCAAAACACTATGCGGCATTACGGGCTACCGATCCGCCCCGAAGACGACGGACCCGACCAAAATTACTTCGACATTTGGCCGTTTTGGGCCGGCGACCGTTCCCGTGACGATAACGCGGCGACGTTCGGAAACGTCGACGGGTCGCTAAAGTTCGAACGCCTTGCCCTTACAATCGACCAAGTAAAGAAATACGACCTTCCCGAAAACCCGACGCCGTCGTCGACAGACAAGGACAAGGAATTGCGTGACCGCTTTATGCGGCTTGCGTCGGACGGGGAAGACGTCAATATCGAACTAAATGCTTTGAAGGAATACCACCGCGACGACCTTGAAGACTTGATTCGTGACGGTATCGAATCGCACGTCGACGGCGACAAGTGGTCGGGGACTGAAACCCGCACGTAACGACGCCGGGAAGGCTTAGACGACGCGCTTTCGATCGACACCGACGCGCTTCCCGAATAGGTCTAAAGACGGCGTTCGCCCTTGCCTTCGTACCGCCCGATAACGATAGACTTCGACCGAAGTTCGTCGATTGGAATATAGTAGGCTTCCGTTCCGTCGGGGTTCCCGTTAACGAAGTTCTTGTGCCGATCGGTCGATAAGGCGTCTTGTTTCAGGGCTTCGACTAACAAGTCGACCGAAAGAAAATAGAATTCTTCAAACGCCCCGTCGTCGACGACCCCGAACGCATACGCGCCGGGGGTATGTCCCCGTCGGTTTATGTGGTTCCGAATTAATTTCTGGTATTCCGTCGGCACACCGTTCGATTCGCACCGTATAGAAAAGTCGGTCGCCCCCGATTCGCGTCGCCGTCGAAACCTTTGGGCAAGGTGTATCGTCACGGGGTCGCCGTCGGGCTTGATTATCTGGTCGGTTCCTGAAAAGTCTAATTGGCGTTCAAGTTCGCCGTCCCCGACTTCTTCGACGGCGAACCGGTCGTGCGGGCCGAAGAAGTCACGGTAAAACCACGACGCCTTATCTTGAAGCCCCGAAACGAATTCGCGTTCGTGTTCAAAAGGGTTCGCCATTCGTGTGTACCGACGGAAAAATCAGACTTAGGTGTTTGCGGCCGTTAGGGTCGGCATTATACGACCCGGTCGAACGACCGACACATTCTTGCGGAAATACAGACACGTCGATACCGTCGCATCCGCGACCGACCGATTATGGCAAGCCAAGAACCAAGCGGGGCCGTCGATAACGACTTCGACGACGCCGCGACAGACGCCGAAGAACAGTTAGAAAAGAATATCGCCGCCTTCCCCGCCGGTATCGAACGGGGCGATATAGTTATCGACCTTGTCGAAGGTCGGCCGCTATACGTTCGGGAGCGCGAAGGCACGGCGGTCGACGTCTTCGAACGCGATTCGTTCGATTTGACGACCTACAAGGCCCACCCGTGGCTTCCGATCGGCCCGACCGACGACGTCTTCGAATGCGTCTTCTTACCGACGAAGCCGTCCGACATTCCGTCGAAGAAGAAGTCGAACACGTATTCGTATCCGCGTGGTCGGCTTGCCCGCGTCCCGGTCGAATGGCTATACGATTCGGACACGCACCGGCACGCCGAACACGTTATCGACACGATCGCCCGGCTATTCGAAACCGCCGCCGACCCCGAACACCGGCAAGCGGTCGTCGACGTCGCGGTCGACACCTTCGGCACGGAATGGGTCGACATAGCGTTAGAAGTCGCCGACTTCGACCCGTCGTCTTACGGTGCCGACGCGACGCACCGGGGCGCTATGAACGCGAACGCGGAAGACGACGGTAACGACGCCCGGACGGACACGCCCGATCCCGAACCCGACGTCGACGAAGACGGATTGGGCGACTTCGAACCGTCCGGCGACCTATAACGGGCCGTGATTACCGGCGTTCGGGGACCGTCACCCCGCCCCGACTTCGTGAATGCCGGAAGTGACGGGTCTTTGTTATGCTTTCGTCGGCGTTAATCATTTCCTACTAACGTCAATACCTTTTTAATCCGGGCTTGCGAACGGTCGAACGGTGCGAACTTGTGGCAAGCACGCAAGCGACGACCGACGGCGATCGTATCGAAACCGAAGTGTATCACGACGGCGGCGAAGTCGCGGTTCGGGCACGTTCCCAACATTCCCGATCGGCACATATCCCGGCGACCGACGGCGACGGGAACGTCGTATTTACTGATAGCGACGGGAACCGCGTCGACGAAGCCCACGACGACGGGAACCCGGAACCGAAGTGCGGGTGTACGCCGAAGACCGACACCGAATGGGTGCTTCGACCGACGCGGTCGGTCACGAACCGCGATGCGTGTTCGCGGTGTTTTGACACCGACGCCGTCGCCGAACAAAACAAGAAGAACGGCGGGTCGGCGACGTTCGCACGGAAACTTCGGTACGGCGACGATTGGGGCGACGAAGATTCAAGTGTGAATCCTTCGCATACTTCAGGTGATTAGGATATGGCTACCGCTTCAAACGGTGGGAACGCCGTGCCGCCGGTCGTTCCCCGGACGATCGACGCCTATCACGAACCGCCGCACGTTCGGGAACGGTTCGGGTGCCCCGACCGACCAATCAGTCGGGGGCTTGCCGCCGACGCGGTCGAACACGGGTCGGTCGAAGCGAACCCGATCGGCCGCGACGGGCGGGCTTGGCGATACCGGGGTCATATCGACGGGTGCGACGTCGTGGTCGGGTGTGCCGACGCACGCGAAGCGTACCGCGACTTCGTCGTGCTAACGGCTTACGTCGACGTCGTCGACGCACGGGCGGCGTGGTCGTCTTCGGCGTGGTCGGCCGAAGAAGTGAACGTCGCGGCGCTTCTTCAATATCTGAAAGGCGACGTCCCGGTCGCCGAATCCGGGCTTTACCCGAAGCGGATTCACGTCGACACGCCGGTCGACTATCACGGACACCGCCTAATCAATAAGAACGGCTATAACTTGGCCGTTTGCGTCGATTGCGGGCACGAATCGAACGACGGCGACGAATACAACCGGCGGTCGTGTCGGTAGCCAACGAATAGCGCCGGCGATACCTTTTCGCCCTTTCGTCCGAACCGTTCGGTATGACGAACGATACGAAAGGCGACTTCGACGTCGAAGTCGAAGCCGACCCCGACGACATAGATTCGAATTGCTCCCTAAATCCGATCGACGCCGACGGCCCGACGAACGTTTGGTGCGGGAACGACGCCGTCACCTACTTCTTTCGCCCCGCCGGGCACCGGGTCTATGCGTGTCGAAAGCACGCCGAACAAGCGACCCGATTCGGCGACGACGTCTTCGGTGACGGTGCCCCGACCCTTGCGACGTGTAAGCGGTGTGCCAAGCCGACACCGCGTCGCCGGGTGAATATCGACGGAATATGCGAAAAATGCCAAGCGTGACCTATGGACTTGAACGACGTCGAATTGACCGACGCCGACGAAGGCCGGGTCGACCGTTTGGTCGATCGCACGTCGTTCGGCCACACCGAAGCCGAAGCGGTCGTTCGGTTTAGCAAGGTCGACGAATCCGACCGCGACCCGGCGCAAATCCGGTCGTTCGTATCCGACGGGAACCCCGATAACGGGCACTATTACGTCGAAGACGGCCTTACACCCGACGAATGCGACCGAATACGCCGGAATATGGGGAAGGCGTCACGCCCGAAGACGATTATCGACGCTTGGCCGGACAAGCACCCGTCGGTTATCTTCCGACACGCGACCGGGCGGTGCGACCACGACGGCGACCGCGACCCCGTGACGTCGCCCCGGATCGAACCGGATGAATGCCGCGAAATGCGGGTCGATTTTCAAACCGGCGATACTGTCGAAGACATTCGGGCGGAATACAATCGGTCGGCGAAGGCCGTCGTGAAACACGTCTTCGGGCGGTGCGGCCATACCTTCGAACACAAGCGTAACGGGCGTGAACTATCCGAATCGCTTTGCCGGCGAATGCGTCGTGCCTATCGTGAAAACGACACGGCGGCGATCGCCGACATAGGATCGGCGTTCATTATCGGAACGTCGACGGCGCACCGGCACCTTACAGGCAAGTGCGGGCACCGTGACGGCGTCGAAGCCCCGATCGGGTCGAATGGGTCGGCCCGTATCGACGAAGACGAATGCGACCTTTTTCGCGCCGCCTATGGGTCGGGAACGTCACCGCAAGACTTGGCCGACCCCTTCGACCGCGACGTGTCGGCGGTTCGGAAACACCTATTCGGGCGGTGCCGACACGACGACGTCGCATTCGAACCCGACCGGCGGTCGGTCCCGCCGGAATTGTGTAAAGCGATACGGCACGAATATCGAACGCGGGGGGTTGATTCGGTCGCGTCGGTTATCGACCGCTTAGACGTGACGAAGGGGACTTTCTATTTTCATCTTAAAGGAAAATGTTCGTGTGAACACAACACCGACCCCGTCGACGTAACTGATTAGTTCTTTCGGTAATTATCACTTGTATGGGCAAGCCTTGGCGCGACGAAGACACGCTTCGGCGATTGTATTGGGACGAGGGGAAGTCGTTACACGAAGTCGGCGACGAATTAGATTGTAATTTCGCAACCGTCGCCAAGTGGATGGAAAAGCACGGGATAGAACGCCGGGCGAAGAACGGCGACGAACCCCCGAAACTATGCCACATTTCGTCGCGTGACCGCGACTATGAAGGGTTTGCGTTACGCGACCCCGACGGTTCGCAACTTCGCGTCTATCACCATAGGCTGTTAGCGGTCGCCGAATATGGCTTCGACGCGGTCGTCGGGAACCACGTTCATCACATCAATAATATTCCGTGGGACAACCGACCGTCGAATATAGAAGTCTTGTCACCGTCGGCGCACCAATCAATACCGCCGTTTTGAACGGCCGGTGCGGGCACGACCACGACGTCGATCCGGCCGACCCTTCCGGTAGCGAAGTTTAAAGCGCCGGCCCCTAAACACGGTAAACAAAGAATGTCGCGTTTCGCTAATTTTATCAAGGGCGTGACTTCGCCCTTCGTTTCGGACACTACACCGACGGAAAGCGAAAAGCGTGCGCGTGTTCGCCGCCGTCGACGGGAACGCTATAACTCCCCGGACAAGGCGAACACGGCGGAACGGGGGAAGACCCGGAAAGACGAAGACGACGGCCCGATTAACCGACTTGTCACCGTAAACGAAGACGTTCGTGATAACATCCGGGGGAACGCCCGATCGAAGCCATACGACCCGGTCTTCTTACGCGACATTTCGGCGAACGCGGTCGTTCAAGCGTATATCGACACCCTATCACAAGACGTTTCGTCGACGGAATGGGCGATTAAGCCCCGCGACGAAGACGCCGACATATCCGCCGACGCCTTAGCGAAGGTCGAACGACACATTAAGCAACTACCGCCGGGGAACCAAACCTTCGCCGACCTTCTTGAATCGACGACGCGGGTGCTTCTTGAATTAGGCGACGCGGCGATCGTGAAACACCATTACGAAAACAATTCGAACCGGGTCGCCGAATTGGTGTCGGTCGATTCGGCGTCGCTTTTCAAGTTAGTCGACAAGCACGGCATTCCCGAAGGATACGTTCAAATCAGTAAGCGGGGCGGGAAGAAGGTCGACAAATTCGACGTCGACGACGTCGTATGGGCGGAATGGTCGAACCGCCCCGACCGCTTCTATGGGCAAGGCCCGTTAGAAAAGGCCCAAAACGAAGTCGAACTTATCGAAGAACTTGCCGAAAAGGAACGCTTAGACCTAATCCAAGGCGGGCCGCCCGGCGTCATGTCGCCGGAAGCCTTAGACGAATACGGCGGGCTTCCGAACGACGAAGATTGGGACACCTTCGTCGAAGGAATGCGATTAGACCAAGGCGAACGGCACCGCGTCGGGTATTCAAAGACGCCCGTGAACTTCGAACCGGTTAACCACAATTATCAAGAACTTCAAATATTAGACCGGTCGAAGTATTGGGTGACGGTTATCGGATCGGTATTCAAAGTCAACCCGTCGTATGCCGGTTTTGACTTCGAAAATGTCAACCGGGCGACCGACGAATCCCAAAGGGAGTCGTTCAAGCAACGGGGCTTCCGCGTCACCCTTCGCCAATTAGAAGAAGCACTTAATCGCGGGTTCATTTGGTCGGACATTAGCGAAGACGTAAAGTTCGAATTCACGAAGGAACAGACGATCGACGAACGCCGCGACCGGGCGTCGCTTATCGAAGACCAAGCGTCGGCGGGCAAGGAAATGTCTAACGCCGGTCGGGACGTATCCCTTCGTGACGGCCGGTTGGTCGTCGAAGACGGCGAAATAGAAGAAGGCGACGCCGGGGGCGGCGGGGGCGGCGGCGGGCTATTCGGTAGCGTCGACGACCCCGGTGACGCCGACCTTGCCGTCGACGCCCGAAAAGACGACGGTGGCGTTCGCTTACACTACCCTATGGGCGGCGTCGCACATAGTTCACAAGAGCAATACGCTTCGTTTCTAAATGACGTCGCGTCGAACGGTGGGCGGATAATCGACACGAAGGGGTTTGATAACGGCGACGAACGGGTTTGGCCGCCGGACGAACCCGACCCCCACGACCCGCGAATGGTCGTCTATGGCTTAGACAAAACGGACGTCTTAGCCTTGTTAGACCGCTACCCGGAGGTTCGCTTACAGATAAACACCGACGCCGACACGAACGCAAAGGCGGAACCGGGGGTCGGTGACGGCGACGCCGGGCTATCAAAAGAGCAAGTAGCCAAGTTGAACGGGGTCTTACTTCGGGCGTACACCCGCCAAATCGCCCCACAGTCGTTAGAAGCGATCGAAAAAGACGCTTGGACAAGCGACGAAGACGTCCCCGAATACGTTATCGAACAAATCGAATCGGTCTTCGACGCCGGGGCGATATTCGAAGACTTCAAATCGCTACCGGGGCGGGTTCGTGACGTCATTAGCGGCACCTTAGAAGACGCCCTTACCCAATCGCAAGGGTGGTCGTTAGATTCTATGGTCGATCGTATGTCGGACGAACTACCGCGTGCCGACCCCGACGATCTTGAAACGATCGCCCGAACCGAATCGTCGAAGGTGCTAAATGAAGCACGCGAAGAAGGATACCGCGACCGGGGGTTAGACGACGCCCGGTTCTATTGGCAAGGCCCCGGCGATAGCCGAACGACGCCGGCGTGCGAAGACCTAAAGATAGCGACGGGGCAAGCGTCGGGTGACGCGGAAGCGTTCACGAACCCGCCGGGCAAACCCGTACCGTTATCGGAACTTGTCGACCTTGAACGCCAAGCCCACGATTACCACTTCCCGAACCTATCCTTCCGAAAGCACACGCTACACCCGAACGAACGGCATACGTTTGTCCGGGCGTCGGGCACGGGCGGCGACGAACCGGACGTCGACCTATCCGGCGTCGACGTCCCCGACGCCGACGAATTCACGGCGGAAGGCGGCCCGGTCGAACCCGCCGAACTATCCGCGAAGTCCCACGACGATCATTACGACGACGTCGTCGAACGGGTGGCAAAGGCGACGACGGTGACGCGGCGCGTCGGGGAAATCGAAGACGCCTTGGGTGCGTCGCTTCCGGTCGTGCTTCGGGAATGCTTAGAAGACGCCGGATCGACACGCGGTGCCCACAAGGAACTAAACCGGCGGCTTGCCGACGCCGACGATTGGGATATAGACGAAGACGGGAAGGTATCGACCGCGACGATTTACGAATGGGCCGACCGCTATGCCGGGCACGTCGACCACTTACGATAATAGTATGTCAGATAACGACGCCGCCGACTTCGATAAAATGCTTCGCGGCCCGGCGAACCTAACCGGGGCAATAAACACCGCGAATTATATCGCCCAATTCGTCATTCAACCCGATAGCAATTGGCCGGCACGCGGCTTCGACGCCGAAAACGTATTCTACCAGTCGAACGGCGGAAACGTCACGTCACTAAAGCCGCAAGCGACGTTAGCCGAACTTACGACCGACGGCCCCCAAACAGATAGCACGGTCGCCGTCGAATCCCCGTCGATCGTCTACCGCCCCGGAACCGAAGTAACGGCGTCGGCGGGTCTATTCGTCGACGTGCTACCGACGGGCGATAGCAAATACGAAGTTATGTACGGGCGCGAACCCCGAACGGTCGTCGACCCATACGACGGGACGGAAGCCGCCGTCGGCGTCGAATACGCGGGGTTTCGTATCACCGACGGGTCGGGGGACCGCGACGTCGGCGTCGAATTCGTCGTCGGAAGCGATCGTGACGGCGACGGCACGCCCACCGAAATAGTCGTGCCCGTCACCGGGGGCGATTGGGAAGACGGCGACTTTATCGGCGAATTCGACGAACATTCTAACGGCGGCGCGAAAGCACGGGTGTACGGTATCGACCCCTTGGACGGGTCGGGGCGGTCGGGTCTTAACTTCGACCCGCGAACCGGCTACGTATTCGGCTTCGAAATAGGGTGGTATGGGCCGACCGCGTTAGTGCCGTATATTGTCGAAACAACCGGGGTAGCCGGGGGTTGGAAGCAACGACGGCACCCGGTTTTAATATATGAACCGGTTGAAGGCCCGTCGATCCAAAGACCGAATCAACCGATTCGCGTCGTCGCCGATAACGGAACGTCCGGGCAAGACCTGAAAGCCCGCTTGGGCGGTCGTGCGGGCGCGTATCGCGGCGAATTGGACTTGAAGCGAACGCCCGACGTTCACCAAGCACGAAACCAGACGATCAATTCGACGGGCGGCACCGTCGGCACGGAAGGACTTAACTGGTATGTCGTCGGCGTCGTTAAGCCGCGTGCGACCGACCCGGACGCAATCATCGCCCCGGAAACCCCGACGTTTTCGGGCGATAGCCAAGGGTCGGCTATGGTTCGGATCGCCGACGAATCGTCGGTTAGCGGCACGATCGAATACGACGAACCGTCGAACACGCACCGAAGCGACGTCGTCTTCGCTATCGACGCGAAGCCGGACACCCCCGACAGACTGTCGTTAGACACGTCGACGATCGACGGCGAAGAAAAGTTCGACGGTGAAAAAGTAGGGGCAGGGTTCATAAAATCAGGTGCGATAAACGAAGCGGGACTAACCGAACCCCGTAACATATTCGGGTTCACTATACCCCGCGATAAGGTGTTTGTCGTGTTAGCCGCCGCACGAAGCAATAGCGACGTCGCCTTAGATACCACGCTTGGATTCACGACGTCGGGATAACGCCCCCGCACCCGTCCGGCACGTTTATACTATCAGGGTTGAAAGCACCGGGTGACGGGGCGACCCGTCCGGTCGGTCGCGGGGCTTGTCGCAAACGGTTCGCACCAAACCTTCGACGCCCGCACCGCGTTCGACAGTCGGCGCGTCTATCACGGGGCGCGTCGACACGTCGCACGTTTCCGCATTCTCCCTTTGAACCAATCCGTTTAGCGGCGACACCCTGTTTAGCCGGGGGTATCGAACACTAAAGGGAAGGGAAGTGCCCTTTTATGAATCGGTAGGGTCGGCTTACAGTATGGGCGAATCCGATTTAGAACCGACGGGCAAACCGTTTCCGGGGTACGACTTCGACGACTTCGACGGGTGCGTGCGAACGTTCGCCGACGAACCGTCGATCGACGACCCCGAAGCGTTTTGCTCGTGGTTAGAAGAAGAAGGCGCGGAAGCCCTTAGCGACCCGAACGCCGACGAAGTGCTTGCGGCGTTAGAAGTCGAATTCGTGTCGGCGGTCGACCGCCCCGCCCAAGATTCGGAATGGCTTATCGCCAAGAACGCCGAAGACCCCAAAGGCGACCGGCATAGGTGGCAAAGCGAAGTCACCCTTTACGTCCGAAAAGACGACGGCGAAGACGGGGACGGGGAAGCGAAGCAAATCGCGTTCGCCCCCGTGTTAGTGCCCAAAGAAGCCGACAAAGACGGCGACGTCATTCCGAAGCCGGCGATCGAAGACGCGGCACACACGTACCTTGCCGAATACCGGAAGGTCGATAGCGACCACGACCTTCGTGACGGGAAGGGCACGCCGGTCGAATCTTGGACGCTAAAGCAAGACACGTCGTTCGAACGGCCCGACGGCACCGAAAGCCGCACGTACCCAAAGGGCACTTGGGTTATGGGTATCAAGTTCGACGACGAAACGTGGGATCGGGTTTTAGCCGGTGAACTTTCCGGCTTGTCGATTTACGGCGGGGCGAAGCCGATCGACGTCGACGCGCTACTTCAATCCGCAAAGGGCACCAAATCGAAGATGAAAGATACAGACACCGACGCCGACGGCGGCACCGACGACGGCGTCGACGAATGCGACATTACGCCGGGGCCGTCGGGGACGGTAAAGTCGGAAGACGACGTTCCCGGTTGGTTCAAGAAGGCCGTGAAACGGGACGAAGACCCGTGTTGGGAGAATTACGTTATGGTCGGGATGAAACCCGATCCGAACGGAAGCGGGCAAGTCCCGAATTGCGTGCCCGAAGACCAAGCCGACGAACCCGACCGAATGGGTTCGGCGGATATGTCGATCGTCGACGCTTGGAACGAACACATCAAAGAAATGTCGAACGACACCGACCCCGGTGATACGGGGAACGACGAAGACGAATCGGTCGAAAAAATGTTAGACGCCGGCGGCATTAGCGATATGCTTGCCAGCGTCGGGGAAGCCGACGGCCTTGACGGGTCGTCGACTATCGAAGACTTCGTCTTGAACGCCGTCGAAGCCGGCGACGTCGACGAAGGCGAAATTCGGAACATGGCCGTCTTACTTCAAGACGGCGGCGACGGCGGTATGTCGCCCGAATCCGACGGGAACGACGACGAAATGTCGGAAGGTGACGACGACGAAGGGATCGACTTAGACGCCGACGGCAAGTCGGACGGCGACGGTGACGGCGACGACGTCGACAAGGATACCGACACCGACGCCGACGACGGGGGCGACGACCCCGACGGCGACGTCGAAAAGTCGGTCGGTGACGGCGGCGACGTCTTCGACGACGCGCCGGAATGGGCGCAAGCCTTGAAGTCGGAAGTCGACGACCTTCGGGAAAAAGTCGACGACGAACCGACCGTCGACAAAATGTCGACCGACGACCTTAGCGATCGGGTCGTAAAGGACATTACCGGGTGCGAAGACGCCGACGTCGCCCGGAAAGCGGTGCGTGAACAAGTCGAAAAGAGCGAAGACGACGCCCCGTCGGTCGATTACGAAGGCATTACCGAAGACGAAGGCGTCGACGCCGAAGCGTCGTCTTCGGACACCGACGGAAGCGGGTCGCTTCCGAATTCCAAGGCCGCAAACACCCGTATGGCCGGCGGGAACTAACAGGTAACACAAATGCCCCGAAGCGATTACCACGAAGTCACGAAAGCGTCGACGGATCGGGCGGGAACTATCAGCAAGAAGGAACAAGTCGAAGCGCACGAAGCCGCGTTCGGCGGGCTTCTTTCCCAAGTATCGAAGGAAACGGGTCTTCCGGGCGAAGAAGTGCTTTACGCCGACCCTATGGGGTTCCACACGGGCGGCGAACCCGTCGACCTTCGTACCAAGATGTACGAAGCCGGGTGGCAAGAAGCGTTCACCGAATTCAACCGGAAGGTGCGCGACGGTGCCGAAATTCGGGAAGCGGCGAAAGACGTCGTAAGCAAGGCTTACGATCGGTCGAACGCTTCGCTCCCGATCTTCGTGTCGCCCGACGTCACGATCACCGACACGAAGCAAACGCCGGTCGCCGATATGATCGCACGGGTAGCGATCGAAGAAGACACCTACAAGACCGACGAACTAACCGACCACGGGGCGGTTGAACGGTACTACGAACCCGGCACGAACGGCGGCACCGACGAAACGTGGGTCGAAAACGACGATTCATACACGACGCATTCGTATGACGTCGTTCCGTATGGCCGCCAAACCGCCGTCACCGACTTCTTACAGTTAGCGGCGTCGACGCTTCGGTCGTCGCGGTCGCTCACCGAAGAAGCGTTAGTGCGGTCGGTGCGGCACTACGAAGAAGCCCAAGCGATTCAGGGGACGGGTTCGGTGACGGGTATCGGCGGGAACGACCCGAACGGCTTCGACGGGTTATTCGACCTTGCCGACGGCGGGAACCTCACCGACGAAGGCGGGTCGGGTACGATGGACGAATCGAAGGTTCGGTCGGACACCCGGACGCTTCGGCGGAACGGTGCCGATTACGACGACCTAATCGGCGTCACCGACCACAAGACCTTCGAAGACTTGAAGGATAGCGTCGACGACTTCGTGCGATACCAAAGCCCCGGTGACGAACTTAACTTCGGCTTCCGGGCGCTCAATATCGACGGCGTTCCGATCGTCGAATCGCACGGGTCGCCCGATAGCGGCGGTAATCGGCTTTACGTCATGGCCGATATGTCGACCGTCGTTATGGCTATGCTTCAAGACACGACCCTACACCCGCTTGCCCGGACCACGCCGGAAGAAGACGTCGCGGTCGACGCTTACGGCGTGCTTGCGGCAAGCGCCCCGTCGGAACGGATCGTCGGTCGGTACAACTTAGCCTAACGACAGTCGGATAGCACCACACAACTATGCCATTCGAAAAAATCCAAGACGGTAAGACCGATCCGACCGGCGACGGTCGAATGTGGGCCGGGCGCGTCACGCTTTCGTCCGGCTCCGCGACGATCGACTATTCCGACGACCTTCCGGGGGTCGGCGACGACCTTCCCGAAGAACCCGTTATCGTCGGCACACCGAAGTCGGACGATTCGGTCTTCGTATCGTCGGCGGGCACGTCACAAGCGACCATTAGCGGCGCGGGCGGCACCGGGTCGTATGACGTGAACGTCGTGATTCACGAACAAGGCGGCACGTAATCGGGGTCGTCCGGTACGCCGACCGCCCTTCTTCTTCCCTTTGGTGTAATAGCGACACATTTATAATGCGGTAGCCACAAGTAAGGGTATGGTGCGAACCACTACCGAAGCCGACGACCGCGCCGAATACGTGAACAAGAACGTCGACCGTGCGATCGACGACCACGACGTCGACGCCGACTTCGACGGTGCGACCGTTATCGGGACCGGCGACGACGAATACGTGTCGGCGACGATTACCTTCGACCCGGACACGACGGCCCGCGACGTCGCCCGCGTTCGTCGGTCGCTACCTATGTCGTTCGACATGAGTATCGACTTCCGGGGCGGCGACACGCTACTGCTTCGAATTCGCGCCGTGAACGCCTAAGTAGCGGCGGCACCTCCGTCGTGTATGCCTGTCACCGAAACACGATTGATCGACGACGACGTCGTGTATTGCTCACCCGGCGACGTCTTCGCCCATATCCGTAACAAGAAATATCCCGACTTACCCGCCGACCCGTCGGCGCTACAAACCGGCGGTCTAACGAAGAAAGCCGTCGACGACCTAATCTTCCGAATGTCGGGGAAGGCCGACACGTTCACGAAGCGGGCTTGGCGAACCCGGAAGGCCGAAGCGGTAGAAAAGCGGGTTAAGTTTTCACACAAGCAAAAGTCGGCCCGTCACCGCCGGCGTCGGCACCGAAAGCGAACCCAATCGGGGGCCGAAACGTCGTCGCGGGCTATGGTCGACCTTCCGCACAATCACGTTAAGCCGATCGACGAAGCCGAAGGCGACGCGGTCGTCGTGCTAAACGAACGGTCGACAAACGACGTCACGACCGATGAAGGGCGGGCCGACGGGTCGTATGTCCTATCGAACCGGAAAGGCGTCTTCCGGCCCGACGTGCGCCTATTCACCCCGGTAGCGACGACGACGGCGGGGCAAGACCTTCGCGGCGGCGACTATCGGGTTCGGGTGTCCTACCGCTATGGGTTCCCGCATTCCGTCACCGATTACACGACCGGGGCGGAAACGTTCGGTGCGTCGACGACGTATTCGGTGTCGACCGAAGTGACCCAAGGCGTGCGCGACGCGGTCGCTATGTGGGTCGTCGCCCGGCTAATCGGCGGCGACCAATACGGCGAAGTCATTCCGAACACGGGTGACGATTCACCCGACTTATCGTCGGCCGCGAACCAATTCAAGACCGGCGCGAAAGACGAACTTCGGAACTACCGGCGGGCCTAACCTATGCCGACGCAAGGAACTTCGAACGTCACGGTCGACGTCGACGTGTCGAAGATAGGCGACCTTTTCGAACTATTAGACGTCGACGCGGTCGTCGGATACGGGGCCGATTACGCCGCCTATATCGAATTCCCGACCGAATATACGGGGACGTCGCCCCCCTTTGAACCGCTATTCGAATGGGTAAAGCGAAAATGGAATGACTTAGACGCGGGCTTGAAGCAAGCCGGCGAAGAACAAGCCGACACCGTCGAAGGGGCACAACGGGCGGTCGCTTGGATCGTCGTCACGTCGATCGCCGAATCGGGGACCGACGGCGTTTACTTCTTGAACCGGGGCTTCGAAGCCGCGAAGCAAGCCGGCACCGACTTCTTAGAAGCATACGAAGGCACCGACGACCCCGACGCGGCACGGAAGGCCATTACCCGAACCGTCGACTTTGCGTTCGAACAATCCCAAGAAATAGTCGCCGACGAAGCGACCGACCGGGGCACCCTACTACAATCGGGGTTTGTCGTGGTCGAACAATCGGGGAGCGAAGTAGCAAGTGCCGAAGGGCGTGAATCACTAAGCGTATGACCCAACCGTCAATAAGTAAGGTCGTCGACGACACCGTCGACGCGGTCGACACCGAATGGGAACCGTCGAACACGTCGGGCGAAAAGCCGATTATCGACAAATCCGACGACATAGGCAAGGGGCGCGACCTACAAGTGTATGATTACGTCGAATTTTCGAAGACGAACCCGACGGCGATCGAATACCACGACTTGCCGCTATCGTCACAAGACATAGACGCCGCCGCGTTCGTCGAAATAAAATCGTCCGAAGAAAACCGCCGCGACGAACTATTCGACGAATTCCGTCGGGCAATCGAAGTTCAAAACCAAGGGTCGGGAACGTTCGCCCCCGCCGACTTCGGCAGGGTGCTATTCGCCGACATTACCTTCTTAGACGACAATACGTTTTCCGCATACTTGGTCGAAGTGACTTTGGCGTTTGAAGCGCGTGGTCGGTCGGTGGAAACGTGACGGTTTAAGTTGGGCGTCGGCACTTATATACGAACCTATAAGCGACCCGGCGACGAACGGTCGGGTATGCCTTCGTTAGACGACGAAGACTTGAACGAAGCGTTCGACGACTTAGACTTCGACTATACCGTCGACGAAGACGTCTTGCTTCAAGCACTAATCGACGCCTTCGGCAAGACCGGGAAGTCGAACTTCGCCGACGTCTTACGGGTCGTGAAACGGGCACACCGAATTTCGACGTCCGACCTTGTCGGTAGCGATAATATGGTCGGTGCCCGCGTCACGTATGTCGACGGTGACGGGGAACCGCACCGGGCGATCGTGTTAGAACCCGAAGTGTCGGGTATGAACGCAGACGAAGCATACGACCCCAACCGCGACGAATTCGTCGATCCGTCGGATTACCCTATGGGGACGTGCCAATTGGTTCACGGCGACGGGTGGGAATTCGGCACCGACGACGGATTCTTCGACCGGCTTGAATCCGATCGTGACGGACGGGGACTTTCGATAGCGACGTCGGTGACGCCGGCGCGGAAGCCCGACACGGCATACTGTTACTATGCGGGTTGGGATTACGTCGACGACGCAAAGGGCTTGCCCGAATAGTGTAACAGCAACACATTTATTATCCGGTAGCCACAAGTAGGGGTATGGTGCGAACCACTACCGACGACGCGACCGACGAAGAACTAACCCGCGACGACTTCCAAAACACGCCCGTCCGTGTTTGTCACAAAACCGGGCGCGTCGTCGACGTGAACAAGCGGTCTTACACCGTCGCCGTCGAACTTGGCGGCGTCAACCAACACGTCGTCGTGACGCCGGAATACGCGCACGAACACGTCGTCGACGGGGGGTCGGGCGAATGACGTTCGACGTCGAATGTCCGAAGTGCGGGGCGACCGTCGAAGGCACGGATATAGAACGAAAGCCCGACGACGTCGACGCGCCCGACGTCACGGTCGCCCGCCGGCAAACGGGGTTCGACGGGTCGGTGACGTCGCTAACTGAAATGGGGAACTTCGTTTATTGGGTGCGGCTTCCGTGCGGGTGCGAAGTGCAAACGACAAACTAAACGCCGCGCCGCTAACTGTTAAGGCGTCGTCGGCCGCTTCGTTTCGTATGGCCGACCCATACGTCCGGCACGATTCACAAATCGCGGTCGGGGTCGAATCCGACCAAGGAACCGCCGAAACGCCGTCGCGGGGGTTCGGGAAAGTCGACGGCGACACCGACTTACCCGACCCGTCGGTCGATTGGTTAGAAGAACGGTCGATTAGCGGCGGGTCGGAACGGGAACTTACCGGGAAGTATGCCGGGCAACGGACATTCGACGGCGGGTCTATTCCGATCGTGCCTGTCGACGGCTTCCCGATCGCACTTGCGTTTGGAAACGACGCCGTCACCGCCGACACGAACTTAGATTCGTCCGGGTCGGAAGTGTCCGAAGCGGGTACGACGCTACACACTATCGACGTTTTGAATAACGCGATACCGCCCACCGTCACGATCGAAGCGGCGCTTTACGGCCGGGGGACGGGGAACGACTTCGTGCGAACCTTTGCGGGTGCGGCACCGCCGTCGGTGTCGATTCAAGTCGATAACGAATCGC